CTGTATTTGATTGTACTCATCATTGAAATCATCAGCGTCAATAACACTACCTGTAGCGATGTTAGCTGCTGCTTGTCTTGTATAACCTGCCATTGTTACTGCCTATCATGTTGTCTGTACTCAAGAACGGCTGTGTCAAGAGTAAAGGTTGGATTTGTTGAGTTATCTGTAATACGCATTGCTACTGTTTTAAATGATCCTACTAAGTTTTGTTTATATATTTTATCTAACACACCACCATAGGTAACACCTGAACCACCATACACAGAAGTAGATGCGCCAAACAGACTAATACCACCACCTGCTGCTGCTGAAGAGACTGTTATAGCTGGAGGTTGTATAACGCTTGGATCATTACCTGCATCAAAGTCTATCTTAAAGTTTACGTCTACATTCATAGTTCCTGTAGGATTTGCATACAGAGTTAACTTGTACATAGTCTTACGTATTTGAGGATCTGTAATGGGCATAAATGGTGATTCATATATTGACTCTATTGCACTGCCATCAAAAGAGTTACCAGAGTCCATCCTATAACAGAAGCCATCATCATTACCAAACATAATAGTTTCTGTTGCGCCTGAATACGTACTGTCTGCTACGTTTACCTTTAGTCCTTTTGTAGTTGACCAAGCTATACCGCTACCACCTTGAGCAATAAACTTAGTTGCTATCAACCCTGATGCACTAGCTGCTTGTACACTAGGTATATATGCAAACAACCTATACTGAGATTTACCTCTAACTAGTACAGAACAAAATACATCTGTCTGTGATATAAACTCGTTTGCATCTTTATATATAGGATCAGAAGCAATATCAAGAGCCAAGTCACCAATACGATCAGTAGCACTTAATAAACGTATACCATCAGGGGATAGGTATGCTACGTCACCACCAAACTCCTGTATGCTGTCTGGGTTAATACAACCTATTCTATCTGTTATAGGTTCTAATTTAAAGTCAGATGAAGTACTACCTACAAGTTTTTTAATTGTGTCTGTTGTAAATATAATAAGCTGTTCACGAAAGCCTATCATACCTGTGACATCATGTCCAACGTTTATTGTACCAGCTCCATTACCTGTAGCAAAATCATCTACTGTGTTAGGTGCTGTAAAGAATATCTTACTACCCTTAGAGTAGAAAGCGTGGTTCTTAAATACTACAACATTTTCTGCTCCTTGTACATCTGAACTATTTGAAGATGTTAAAGATACTGTAGTATTACCACTAGCATTATATATGATAGGAAAACTTTTGCTATCTACAAATATTGTTTTATCTTCTTGTGTAAAATTAAAGGATGCAAACCTACATTTTAATGTATTAGTAGAAGAGCTTGTGCCTATGTGTGTCCAATCAGTGCCTGTACCATGAAAGTATAATGTTTTATTTAATTGTGTAGAATGAAAAGTACCAAATGTAAGAACAGTATTATCTGATATGGATTGTGCAGAGTCAAGCACAATACTGTTTTGATTTGTTAGTGATGCTACTTTTACAGTACCAGATATGCCTGTGCCTGTGACAAACATACCAGATTTTATATTAGTTATAAAACTAAGTACAGCATCGTCAGCTAAAGATACTGCTGTATCTAGTATGATACTAGTCTGACTTGTTACAGTTTTTACTGTTACTTCTCCCGAAATACCAGTACCAGTTACAATCATTCCTTTAGTGATAGTTCCAAATGCTGCACCAGTACCAGCAACACTAACACCTGTGACTGGACCTTCTGCTAAACCTGTACCTGCTATGGTAGCTGCTGTTATACCACCTGATCCATCCACTGTAGTTATTGTTATGGTTGCATCGTTAGCTGTAGTAGCACCGTTTAATTGTGTACCAACTATAGTAATTGTTTCACTAGCTGAAAAACCTGAACCTGCTGCAGTTATAGCTACAGTGTATGTAGTTCCTGTTTTAGTAATATTAAATGTAGCACTGCTACCAGAACCACTATAGCCAGACTGCGTTGGGTTAGTATACGTAACAGCACTAGAACCAACAGAGGTGACTGTGACTGTTGCGTTGTTTGCTGCAGTAGCACCTCCTAAGTTTGCACCAAGTACTGTTACTGTTTCGTTAACCTTGAAGCCTGTACCTGCTGCGTTTATTGCTGCTGTGTATGTGCCGTTTGTATTTGTTATATCAAAAGTAGCACTTGCACCAGCAAGAGAAGTAGCACCTGTTACTCCTGTAAAAGTTCTTACCCTATCCACAGCTACTGTAGTGCCATTAGTAACAGCACCATTTACTACGGCTGTAGCTGTATTGTTGTCTAGTGATACTGCTGTAGAGTTAGACACCGCTCCGTTTACTGTAGATGTAGCTGTTTGGTATTCTGTTATAGTAGCTGTGTCCATCTTCCTAGCTGTGACAACTCTACCAGAAGATACAACCTTCATAGCAAGAACTTCACCACCGCCGGGAACTTTTGTTTCACTAAACTTGCTATAACCTTTTAACTTACTGTAACCACCTTCTCTGTCAGACTCAAAGTTCTGTAAAATAGTAGCTGAACCTACAGCGTTAATACCCTGTTGTAGTGGAGTAAGGTTGGAGATCAACCCACCTTTGAACTCCATAGGGAATGTAGTCCATTGTGTTGGCATTAGAAACTAACTCTTCTGTCTCTTATATATGGTGTTCTATTTATATTTATTACACGTAAGTCTTTTATTTGTTTTTCAAACTTTTCTAAAGCTACACTTGCAGCCTGTGTGTCACCTCTAAACTGATAAGCATAATACATAGCACCATCTACTATAGCAAACCTATACTGCTGTGGTAGCGATGGTACATCTAAAGGGTTCTCTAAATCGTAACCCATTGAGTAGTACTCGTATACTATTGTATAAGCTTTGTCAGGCACAGGATGACATATTAGCTCCCTACTAGGTGTACGTACAATAAATTCAGGCACACCACGTATATCTGCACTTGTATTAAACTCATCATCTGCGTACTTCTCCAACCATTCTTCGTATACTAATGACTTTAGTTTTACTGTTCCTGTGCCAAGGCTATCATCTCGCTTTACTCTAAACGAGTTCATGTTAATTGTCTTAGCATCTGTAGGATAGTAATACTTCATAGAACCTGCAGCTAGTACAAGATCAGACTGTACATGATTCCAAGGCCACTCAAATTCTTCCTGTTGAATATGTCTTATTGCAGAGTTAACAGCATCTTTAGCTATACTATAGTAACCAGTAGCTGCTGCAAAGTTTGTTTCGGTTAGTGCTACCTCATTTAATCTATGGTTTATGTCGTTAACTAAGCCAAGAAAATCATATGCCATTTCTATCTTTCCCTAATAGGTAATGTTACAGAACGTTCATACGTTAATCCTTGAGTCGTATTGATACGGCATGTAACATTATACCTTACATTATTTGTACCACCACCAAAACGTGAAGTAGCTACGTTACCAGAAACAGTACCTGCTATAAACTGTAAGTTATTTACAATTTGTGCAGTAGATACTTGTGTCTTTGTTCCATTAGCATCATCAACAAAAAATACAGCCGATGCTATAGAGTCAGATCCTAGAAACCTAGACCAGTCAATACTAAAGTCTGCTGTTTCGTCTGGATCTTTTTCAGGCCATTTGTAAGACATGTGTTATCCTTAGTTTAATATGTATACTACGTTGTCTGTTCTAACTGGGCGAATAACTACCGTTCTGTTTTCAGCAGGTATAATAACTGTTCTAGTACCTATAGTAGGTGCAATTATTGTTACTGTTCTATATCTACTGTAGTTAGCTGCAAAGTCATCAAACGGAAAGAGTACACCAATAGGGTCATCTAAGTTTTGCGCTATAGTAGCATTTATATCAGGCAGTGTAAAGAACGCTAGACCTGTTATACTTGGTACTACTTTATCTATTACAGCAGATACAGATGTTGGTACGTGTGTAGCTTGCCCTTGTGCCGTTAGTGATATACCTACTCCACTAGTAGTAATACTATTACCCATAGCGTTGCCGTGTACAGTACAGTAGTATCTTAACCCTATTCCTGGTGCAGATGTTGGTACTGCAAAGGTTACACTTGCACCAGATTGACCAGGAGTACCACTGCTTGTTACACCAGTTGTGTAACTTTGGTTACCACTCTTAAATGCTAGTGGATGTCCAGACACAGATGAATCACTAAGGTCAAATGTGTATGTTGTTCCTCTTACAAGTTGCAGCGTTGGGTTGTTTACACCATTTAAAACAAATATGTTAACGCCACCTACATTTGCAACAGTTACGGTAAAAGTTGTAGTGCTGTTTACTGTAGTTATGGTATTGCCCATACCATTACCGTGTATAGTGCAGTAGTATCTGGCTGGCATTGTACCAGATGCAGGAACCACTAATGTTACTGTAGCCCCTGATGATCCTGCTGTTCCTGAAGTGGAAACTCCTGTAGTGTAAGAGTTACCAGCAGCATCTTTAAATCTAAATGGGTGTCCACTGTTGGTAGCATCACTTACATCAAAGACGTATGTTAGTCCTCTAGTTAATGTTAGTGCAGCAGCTTCTACACCATCTATGTAAAACTTGTTACCACTTCCACTATTAGCTACAGTTACGGTATAGTTGTTTCCTGTAGGCTGAACGTTGTCACCAAAGACTGCGCTAGAGATAGCAGTTTGCGATGGTAGGTTTGTATTAGCTATACCTTCTATGCTAGGTACGTTGGCTGTAAATGCTGCAGTGTTTGCAGGGAGCGTAAAGTTTGCTGCTCCTGTAGATGTCAATGCAGCTATACTTGTGGTGCTTGCTACGTTAGCAGTAGTTATATTTGCTTTTCCGTTAATGTCAAGCGTAGCGTTAGTTAGTGTAGCAGAAACCCCTGTTAATGCTGGAAGATTTACCCCTCCTGAAAACTGAGGAGAGTTTAACGCAGAACCTGCAGATACAGCAGGGAGATCAACACCTATAGTGTACTTAGTTAGCTCCGCTGAGAACGGTGTTTCTGATACTGCAGCAAAGCCAAACATTTATATTTCCGCATCTAACCTTAAATCATTAAACTGAACTTGAACAGCTTCATTTACACCAACAACACCTGAACTAATACCAGCTATTCTTAATGTCATTATGTTACCTATACTTCTTGAAGTTATTATTGATATATCGTGTCCGTGACTGTAACCACTAGAGTAAAGACTTATCTTGTTAGCTGTATTTTCTTTATCTTTAGTGGTTAAGGTAGGTGTTGTTCTCATAGTAACAGGGGTAGCAACATTAAAGTCACCACTAGATGTTGAGTAAAATTGACAAACAAATTCAGCATTACCATCGTATCTAATAAAATACCTTTGGCACTTGGCTAGTGTAACTGAAATTGGTTCATGCTCGAAGGGTGTCTCTTTACCCCCAATTTCTAGCTGAACTCCTGTTAGATAAAAGTTATTTGACGTGCTATCAGCTACATTTACCTGCCCAACTGCACGATTAGCATTAGTAGAACTCCAAGTGTTTGCACTATATGACCCTCCTGAAAAAGTTGTGCCAGCTAACAACCACCAATTTATTACCAATCCAGAAGTGTTATCATTAGCTATTGCTGTTGTTTGATAACCATCAAATGTAATTTTTACGTTTTGCCAAGTGTTTGCGGAGGCTATTGTGTACTGATGAATGTTAAATACTCCTCCATCAACACTCTCTATTTCAAGATTATGTATTCCTGTTTTTGGTGACTTAACCCAAAAAGATAAAGTGCATTGTTTAGCTGACGAACTTCCATATAACAAATGTTGTAAGTTTTGGCCTTCTATCATATGGTTTATCAGATAATAATCACCAGCAGCTACACTTGTATCGGCTGTACTACAATCTAATTTTAATGAATTAGAAAAGCCTTGACCAGAAGGAACATCTGTACTTTGCGATGTGTCAAATCTAGCAGCAGAATTAGAAGCTAATCTAAACCTATCACAAGCACCATAACCTGTTTGAATTGCAGGGATACTACCACGTTGGCTTACACTCATCTGTCCATTAATGACAAGATTTCTATTCCCAAACTGTCCTACGCTAGGAAGATTGTCTGCAAGTTTACGTGCGTTGCTCATGTGTTCCTCCTAACCTAATAAGTGCATACAAAATACATCATAGTATGTACCATTGCCATCGAATATGGCCGTTCCTGTTGTGGTGACACTTGTTATTCTCAATTTTACAGTGTCATTTGCTGCTAAGTTTAGTATAACTTGAGCGCTTTCCACATGCCATTGACCAGCGCCAGCTTCACGCACTTCAGCAACATGCCTTGCACTACCATTAACCATAAAACCTATATCAAAACGACTATCTGAGTACCTATTTAAAAAGAAAGAAGCAAAATATCTCCCTGCCACAGGAGCTGTAAATGTATAATTGCTTGTATTATAGTTATTACCAATATCAAATATTTCACTGTCAAATGGTGCGTCGGCAGCACTTGATGTAGTCCAGTTATTTGCACTAACACCAGCCGCAAATGATGGCTGATTAGGTATTGTCACATGGCCTGAACCGTTTACATTTAATAAGTTATCTGCACCATAA